AATGCTCCTGCTGTCCATTGTTCTACACTCTGTAAGGGATTAGGATCAAGTGTTACCCATACCATACCTCCGTGCTTTACTTCACAATGTAGTTGTGGTTCAACAGTTACAATAGGTGCTCCTAGCGTACCACTAGGTGCCCAACTGCCATAGTTACGATATGCTCGAACACCATTGCCTGTGTTGTATGCAATAACATTAACTCCTGCTATCTGAGTTGTTCTATAGTCTAGTTCGTTATACATTTCAGATATATGACACATAGGCACCCATACCTTTGAAAAGATACGTTCTTGCTCTTGTGCAAATATTTCTGGATCGTTATATGCTGAACTGCTAATTGATTCTACGTTTGGTTGTGCTAACCAATTCTTATGATTACGTGGTGGCATGACTTCTCCTTATGCTATATTTAAATTATTATAGCACAGAAAAAATATAAAATCTAATAGTGTATATCTATTAGGTAATAGTTGGCTCTAGGGGAAGGATTCGAACCTCCAAGACTTTCGTCACACGAGAAACAATCGTGCGTGTTTACCTATTTCACCACCCTAGATTATAACTTATATCTTATTGATATTTTCTAGTGCAGGGATCATACGTGTTACACCTATGCCTCCGCCCACTCTTTGGAAGAAGTCAAACTCTAAAAACTTTTCAAGTTCTGCTTCTACACGTTCTTTGCCAAACAGTTCAAACAATAGTTTTGAGTATGCTCCGTCTGTAATACTGTGGAATGTATCACGCATCATATCAACATCACACGAACGTTCTGCTGATCCAATAGTTTCCATGCCACCTAATATAACATCGATCTTTTTAGCAGTTTTGCCATCAGCATTTCTACTCATATTCCAAAATGGACTTGTTAGTTCTGGAAAGTCTGTAATCATTGTTGTACCAAACTCCTTGTGCATTTTAGTTTCTTCATCAGCAGTCATTTCGTAATCTTCTGCAAGTTCGTAATGCTTTTGCCATTCAGCATAAGTTTTTTCAGTAGGCTTTTTGAATTCTAAGTATTCACATAGTTCATACTCCATCTTTTTAAGATCATCTATGTCACCTGGCATTTCAAATTCAAACATTGGAAATATTATATCATGTCTACCTGGGATTGCATTTGGTTCCTGTCTATAGGAAGTGGAGACACAAAAAAACCCCTTACTATCGGGGCTACTTAATAATTCATGTTCGAGCCACATCTGGCCTGTTTGCGGTAGTGGCCAAGTCTTGCCTGCGTATTGATATGTTGCTACATTGAATGGATCTTCACATGCGGCAAGTATGCTGAGTCTGTTTTGGGTGTGGACTACTAAAAATCCTTTATCCAAAAAAAATGACCTTAAAAGGCCAATTGTGTTTGTAAATTTTTGTGGGGATATTAACTGCGTCATCTTTTTTTCCTTTTTTCGAGTTGCGACCTAAAAAAAATTTGCTCAAAAAAAAATTGAGCCTATTTGCTTTGTCCATCTATTTATCACATAGTTGATTAATAGTAGGGATTGTTGAAGTTAGGATCGTCCATGCCTTCTACAGCATTTACTTCAGGTACATAATGTTTAAGCATATTCTCAACACCCATTTTTAGCGTAATAGTGCTACTTGCACATCCGCTACAACTACCTTGAAGTAACACAGAAACTTTACCTGACTCTACATCAAAGTCTTCTAACTTAATATAGCCTCCGTGTTGTTCAACTGCTGGTTGAACATATTGATCAATAATATACTCAATATTTTTTATGATTTCTTCTTTTGTACGATCTTCCATACACATATTTAGTTGGTAGTCCCTAGGAGAATCGAACTCCTCTTTGCGAGATGAAAACCCGCTGTCCTAACCGATAGACGAAGGGACCTTAATTTTTAATTATTAACAGTATAGCACCAAAGCACTATACTGTCAACCTTTCCTAACCTCATCAATGTGTATAGGTGTAAAATTAATTTGTTCTACACAAACACACTTGTAAGGACCATCTGGACTAGGATTGCTATGTATATGTCCATGAGCATTTATTCCAGGTCCGTTATCACCCCATCTATGTCTTTCTTCAAGAGTACTTGCATGTAATGGAGTGTGAGTACAAATAACACCAGGTAACTCAATCCACAACTGTATGTCCTTAAAGAACGGAGCAACATGTTTTACGTTATCGTGGTTTCCAAGAACAAGTCTTTTCTTACCAGGTAACTTTGCAAAGTTTGCTTCTAACCATTCTACTTTGTTTTCACCAAACAATACATCACCTAAGTGTATAACTGTGTCCTGCGGTTTGACAGTGTTTGCCCAGTTATCTAACATTGTTTGATTCATTTCATCTACGTTAGAAAAAGGTCTGATAGATCTACCACCTTGTGTAAATTCAAGGATCTTACTGTGATTAAAATGTGTATCACTTATTAACCATATATCTTTTGCCATCATATTCTCCTAACTAACTTATATACATTATAACATCGGTAATACCAGATGTCAACCAAAAATTGGAGTGGACGACAGGAATCGAACCTGTATACATGGATTTGCAATCCACTGCGTAACCATTCCGCCACGCCCACAAAGTGGAGGCCTTTCTAGAGGGCACCTCCTATTCCCGCCTGATCTTATATGTAGGGGCTCAGGCCTAACCACGTTTTTACTCGTTCCCTATTTGGCATAGGTGGAGGGAATCGAACCCCCATTAACTGGTTTGGAATCAGTTGTGTTACCATTACACCACACCCATAAAAAAACCCCCGTAAGCATTATAACTCCGGGGGTCTAAAATTCATTGCTGAACAACTGCCTACAAGACACCCCCGGGTGGTTCACAACCACACCATTCATAATTATTTGTATACTTCGTATTCATTGTTCGCTTTCCTTATTAACTTTTTATAGTATATTATCTTTTTGTCGTATTGTCAACCACAAATGCTTTAATTTTGTTAAAATTATTTGTAGTTTGTTCTTTACCTTCTTGCCAACTATTTTTTTGGTATTCTACTATATCTGTCCATTCGCTGATTACCCAGTTATTTATTTTTTCAACAATAACAGGTTTCTTCTTAGGTGTTACTGTTTCATCAGCACTTGCTGTTGTAACAAGAAGTACAAATAATATTGTTATACTTGCTACGATTGTTAATAGTGTCTTAGTTGTCATACATTCCTTTTGTTAGTTTTTGGCCTGCTCGGGAGGACTCGAACCTCCGACCTTTGGTTCCGCAAACCAATGTTCTATCCGGCTGAACTACGAGCAGTTTTTGTTTCATATATAACTTAACTATATATGGTAAAACCTTTTTTGTCAACCAGATTTTTAATCCAATTTAATATGTACAAGTAAGTTCAGCACCTGGATTAACATGACGTTCAACTTCGTCAATCAAACTCTTTTCATCTGAATCGCTTGGTGCTTGGGGATTTTTATTTTGGGTTACTGTTGGTTTAGCATTACAGTTGTCCAATTTGAATGTGCAAGATATAAGAAATATCGCGATGAATATCAGCAGTGTGTAACGCATGGTTGTATTTATTTGTACTTCGGCCCTAATGCCCAAACTACCATGCTTTTTCTTGTACCTTCTGTAACTGGTAAAACTCTGTGTGGAACTGTTGAACTAAAGATAACCATATCTCCAATTCCGCCTAGTTTTACAATTTCTGTTTTGCGTTCGTTGTGTTCTATACCGCCATCTAATTCAAACTCTCCACCTGTGTATTCGTTTGGATCATTCATTAGTATAGTTGCACTTAATTTTCTTAACTTACCCGGGAAGTCAGTATCATCTCCATAGGGCCAAGGATGGGCATCATAGTGCCAATCGTAGTGTCCCTGCTCATGCCCGTGATATACAGTGTATTGACAATCTTCAAATTGATCAACATGTAAATCCCATTGACATTCTTGATTAGCAGTTACGAACATCTGTTGTAAACGTTCGTATACCCAAGGTTCATTAAAGAACCAAAGATCGCTTTTGCGTATGTCTGCATTTGGAATGCCACTAAATGTTTCTTCATGAGCAGGGTCTTTTGTTTGAAATCCAGTCATACCTCTTTGGTTATGACCTAGTTTAGCCAACCGTTCTATTTCTTTACACTCATCTGGTGTAAAGACTTTTAAGTAAGTTTGAAATAGAATAGGTGAGTTAAGCATTAGAAGTACTTGTTAAGCATTTCAAGTCTATCGTGTGCAGTTGCCATTTTATCTAACTCTTTTTGAACAGTTTCGATAATATCGCTATGCTCTCCGATGCCTACGACTTGTTGCATGTATACTTCAATATTTGCTTTGTGCAGATCAATTTCTGCTTCGGCATGTTTCTTAGCCGCTGAGATCAATATTTCTTTCAACATAAATTCCTTCCTGTGTATTAGCGTTACTTACACTATACTTATTTTAGATTAAGAAGTCAACCTTTTATTTGGCAGTTGGATTAACTTGGAAGAACGTGTCTGTTCCTTGTGTAGGAATAATTGATGGTAGCGATTTTTTAATTGATGCTCCAGTCATTAACTTAACCATGCTTTCGCCTGATGAAGCAGTTATCATTGAACGGTTTCCAACAACTAAACTAGAAGCAGTTCGCCATGCTCCGCCCATATCGTGATGTTCTTTATACCAGTCAAAGTTTGCTTGAACATATGCATTAAGTACTTTGTCTGGATTTACGTTAGGTGTTTGGAAAACACTTGTAATTGTATCTCCGTAAGTTTGGAATCTTTGTTGGAAAATAGCATTACCTAATGCTTGTCTTTCCTGCGTTGACATATCTAAATGATTTACTACTCTTACAAAATCAACTACGTTAATACTTTTTTGTGGCTTGTCTATGGTTCTTAGTTTACTTGTTTTATAACCTTCCATATCTTGTAGTCCACCGCTTTGGTAATCGCTAATGGCTTGTGATACTGTAGGAAACTTTTGTAGTACATCAATAACATCACGTGTACTAACACCACCTTCTCCTAGTCTACCTGAGCCTGTAGGACCTTTTGCTCCACCTATATTTTCTGAGTGTGCAACTTTTAATTCTACTGGTACACCTGATGCAGATCCATCTGGGTTTCTACCAGTTGTTACCATTAAATCACCTGTACCTTGTTGCGTTATATTTTGACTTAGAATAGCAAACGCATGTTCGCCTTTACCTGCTCTTTTTTGACCTAATCCAAATTTGATAAACTCCATAAACATTATTTCGTTTACTTTGTCTCCGTAAAATAAATCATCAAAGTTGTAGTGTCCGTCTTTTAAGAAACAAGCATGATTAACACATTTGTTCTTTTCAAAGTTATCTAAGAACTTGTTCTTTTGTGCAATACTTAAA